AATTATTTTTGGTAAGGTTGTTTTGGCAGTTTCTACAATAATTTCAGTAATTACAAAAATAGGTCCGGCAATCAAAGCGGCAAAAGTAGCTTTCGCAGCATTTAACGCAGTGTTGGCAGCTAACCCGATTATACTAATAGTCGCGGCCGTCGTGGCATTGATCGCAATAGTTATATTACTATACAACAAGTGCGATTGGTTCAGAAATGCTGTAAATGTAATTTGGGCGGCTATAAAAGAAGCGTTCTTTGTAGCTTTTGACGCAATTAAAACGTTTTTCACGGAAACATTACCGAACGCTTTTAATTCTGTTATTGATTTTGTAAAAAACAATTGGCAGGCATTATTATTATTTATTGTAAATCCTTTTGCGGGCGCTTTCGCATTGCTATACAACAATTGCGAAGGTTTCCGGATAACAATTAATACATTGATTGAGAATATCAAACTATTTTTTCAAGGATTATGGGACAAGATCGTTGAGATTTTTACGGGTGTAGGACAATGGTTTTCAGATAGATTTACAGAAGCATACACGAATATTACGACAATATTTTCAGCAATAGGCCAATGGTTCGCGGCAAGGTGGACAGATATTCAAAACGCGCTTTCCATGGTGGCAATATGGTTTTTAGCAATGTTTCAAGCAGCATATACCAATGTCACAATGGTATTTTCAGCAATAGGCCAATGGTTTGCAGCAAGGTGGACAGATATTCAAAACGCGCTTTCCATGGTGGCAATATGGTTTTTAGCAATGTTTCAAACGGCTTATACAAACATTACAACAATATTTGCTAATATAGGCCAATGGTTTTCCGATAGGTGGACAGAAATTCAAAACGTACTATCAAATGTAGGAACTTGGTTTGGACAAAAGTTCGGTGAAGCATGGACAGCAATAAAAAATGTATTTGAAGAAAATACAATTAAGAGATTTTTTGAGGGTGTATGGAGTAATATATCGGGAGTTTTTACAAGTATTGGAACTAATATTGGAAATGCAGTAGGTGGAGCGTTTAAAAGTGTTATTAATAAAACGTTATCGACAGTACAAACAACAATAAATAATGCAATTGGATTAATAAATAGTGCAATTGACGTATTAAACAAAGTGCCGGGCGTAAGCATAGGACACGTAGGAACGGTATCACTTCCACAATTAGCAAAAGGCGGTATATTAAAAAACGGTCAAGCAATCATGGCAGAAGCAGGCCCGGAACTTATTACAATGGTAAACGGAAATGCCATTGTAACACCACTTACGCAAAACGCTAAAAATACAGCAATGGGCGCAGCAGGGGCAGCAGGAAACAAGGGATTTACTCAAAATAATTATTACACAAGCCCGAAAGCATTGTCGCCAAGCGAAAGCGCACGATTAACAAGAAATGCAACCAGAAACATGGTTTTACAGCTTCAAGGGGGAGTATAAAAAATGAGTAAACGCGTTATATGTACAAACGAAAATAATGTACAAGTAGAATTTAATTACGACGAAGACAACGCTTTCTTTCTACAATCCCTTGAAGGCGTTTACAGCGTATCAAATAATGTTACAACGTCAGAAAATACAATGACAGACGGAAGCACATACCAAGGATCAGTAACGAAACAAAGAAATATAGTAATTGGTGCTTCCATGGACAGCAACTACCAAGAGAACCGAGATCTACTTTATAAATGCTTCAAACCGAAAGCAACCGGGACTTTTTCATACATTGAAAAAGAAGAAACAAGAAAGATTGATTACAAGGTTGAAAGTATAGATATTGGAGAAACCGGAGTTATTAGGGATATTACTATATCGTTAATATGTCCGGATCCGTTCTTCGTAGATCTTGAAGACATAATCGTAACTATGGCCGGTTGGAAAAAGACATTTACATGGCCGCACCAATTCAAAGCAGCACGCGAACCGTTCGGCGTACGTATAGCAGAAATAATAAAAACCGTTGAAAATGACAGCGCAGCGGAGAACATAGGTATTGAAATTCTTATGGAAGCAAGCGGAGCCGTAACAAACCCGGCGTTATATCACGTCGAGGAAGAAGAGTATATAAAAGTAGGCACAACGGCAAATCCTTTGTCATTGGCAGCAGGCGAAGCGGTAAGAATTACCACATCAACAAACAATAAAAATGTTTACTTGATCTTAAACGGGAAGGAAACAGAAATAAACGAATATTTGGACGAAGAAAGCGAATTTATTCAGCTTGTACACGGTCAAAATACACTCAAATACGACGCAGACAGCGGATTAAATTATTTGAACGTAACTATTTCGTATAGGTTCCGTTATTTGGGGGTGTAACATGGAAATTAGAGTTTATAGACCGGATCTTTACCGTGCAGGGACAATTGAAAACCATACTTCGCTAATATGGACAAGAAAGTTTTGAGTTGCACGCACCTATTACAGATAAAAATTTGGAATTATTAGTTGAAGGAAATATTATTTACAAGAAAGGAAGCAGAGAAGCGGGTGTCATTGAAGATATTGAGAAGGAAGAAAGCGATATTAAAAACGAAATAACAGTAAAAGGGAGCTTTCTTTCTTCGTATATGAATGGAAGACTAATAAAAACAACGGTGAATTTTAGTGGAAAAATAGAAGTAGCTATGCGGCAGCTACTAAGCGGAGCAATACCAATCCCGCTTGTAGAATTAGGATTTTTAAATGGATTTACCGATACAGTAGAATTTCAAGCTACAATGAAAAATCTATTGACATACGAAACAAAGTTATCAAAGGCAGGAACTATTGGGTATCGATTCACGCCGGATTTTGTAAATCACAAAATAATTTTTGAAACGTATAAAGGAAAAGATCGAACCATAAGCCAAGGAATAAACAACCGTGTTATTTTTTCAGAAAAGTACAACAACCTAAACAATGCGATATACAAATACAATAATCAAAAGTATAAAACGTGTGCAATTGTAGGTGGAGAAGGAGAAGGGAGCAACCGTGTATATTATACATTAGGCGGTGGCGAAGGACTAAACCTTAGAGAAATGTTTGTTGACGCCAAAGACATTTCAAGCGAAGGACTAACGACCGAGGAATACAAAGCCAAATTGTTACAACGCGCACAAGAAGCACTAAACGACGCGATCATATCCGAAAGTCTAGAATGTGAAACAGAAGCAGAAATTAACTTTAAGTACAAAGTAAATTATGATTTGGGCGACATTGTAACAGTAAAAAAGAAAAAATGGGGCCTATACATGAACCAAAGAATAACACAGCTTCAAGAGGTATACGAATTCGGGGGTATGTATGTAGTACCAACATTGGGCGATCCACTACCCGAAAAAATAGATTGGGGGGAATAATATGGCAGAACATGACGGAGAATACGCATATTTTTATAATTCAGATAACGGCGATCGAGAATACGACGCGGACAGCTTGACAGATTGGTTATTGCCGTTTTTTACAACCGGCGTTTTTAATGGCAATTTACAAGTAACAGCAAACAGCAATATGACTGTGACAATTGATACTGGATATTGCAACATCAAGGGAAAAACAAGACATTTCATAAATACAACAACACTTGATTTAGAAACGGCTTCCGGAACACTTAACAGAATTGATAATGTAATTCTACGACGGGACGACACGCAAAGAGATATTTATTTAATGATTGTAACCGGTGGAAATGCTTTAAATCCGGTTGCGCCGGAACTAACAAGAAACGATAATATTTACGATCTGAAATTGGCTGAAATCTATGTGAAGGCAGGAACAATAAAAATATTGCAAGAAAATATTACTGATACAAGACAAAATAGTAATGTTTGCGGTTTTGTTGTGGCAGCAGTCGACCACGTAGACACTAGCACTTTATATCAACAGTATGTTGATTGGTATAACAATTTTACAGCCGGAAAAATTGGCGAAATGAACGAATGGCAACAAGTACAAATTGCTAATTTCTTAACATGGTATAGTACTACTACGCAAGAGTGGGACACAGAAGCACAAACGCGATTAAATGAAATTATGAACGCGCTTAGCCAAGTAACAGAAGATAATGGCGAATGGGTTAATACAAAACCATATAAGCGCTTCGCAGTTGTATCGTTTACAGCTAACGGAATAACAAAAGGATATATGGCAATTAACCCGGTTCCGGCCGGAACACTACCAACAGATAAGTTGTATTGGATATGTGTTACGTGGGAAGGTAAAGCGGGACAAAACGGGGTAGTAACAGAAATAGCAGGAAGTTATTGTTTTCAAGTAGAAAACGGGCATTTGTACTTGTATTACCCGGACGACGTAACAGCGCCAAATTTCAGTATTGAGAATAAACATTTATTCTATGAAATTTTATAGAAAGGAGATATTTACAAATGGCAAAAATTGATTTAGGAAGTGTAGTAGGAGAAGTTGACCAGGAAACAATAATGGAGTTTACACCACCCGACACATATACAGCACCTTCAACCGGCGATAAAATAAATATTATTTTCGGTAAAATAACTAAAGGACTTTCAAATTTATTCAGTGGAAAGATTGATAAAGCAAATATAGTTAACAATTTTACTGTTACTGATCCTTCATTGGGATTGATACCAAATGCAGCAACAGTAAAGGTATTAAAAGATAGTCAAGATAATATAAACACAGCTTTAACAACATCAACATCAACTTGCGCTTTACCAAGTGGATTTACAGCAAATAGAAATAAGTGCCTTAAAAATAACAAAACAATAACAATTGTTTTTTCTGGTAGTTGGCTAACACCGCAACCAAGTGGCGGATTAGTTGCAGTTGTTCCAACTAATTATAGAATTAATTTTATGGACGAAATTCTAGTGAAAACTGTTGGTGGTACACTTTATATAAACAAAAATGGAAACATTTATTTTTATACGGATAGTGGTAATGATTTTACAGTTGTTTATCATTCGGTTATAACATATGTAAATGAGTAAATTAATTAAATTAGTGTTTATATTATTAAATTTAAAAATCAAATTATTTGCGTAGAGCAAGGAAGGAATAAAATATGGAAAAAGTAGAATTAAAAAATGGTGAAAAAATTGAAATTCAAGCGGGAGCCACAGAAAATTTAATAAAAATTGAAATAGCAAGCGTTGACGCTTTCAAAGACTTGTATACTAAGTTTAGCGACGACAATTTAAGCCAAATAAGCATTTTAACTGAAACAGATGCAGTATGTGCCATATACAAAGATAAAACGCTGCAAAAGGCAGAATTAGAGAGCGTGACAGATACGAAAACAGAAGAAATAAAGCTAATTGTTACAATTACTTTAAAGGATATT